TTGACCTCTGATCCTCCGTTATATTTCACCAGGTTGGAATTGACTTCCATCCATCCGGAAGTAGCCTGTTCTACTGCAGCCTTATCCAGTTCACTCTGAATGACCGCTGCTGTCTGAATTGTATTTACGCTCATGTCTCATATCCTCCTTATAATCCTCTGATGTTTCTTGCGATCTGATCTCTTAACATATTTTCTGCGCTTGCTGCATTGCCAAGGCCCGCCGGAGTCTTTCCACGAAGTCTGGATTCCACCGCCGCCTGAAGGCTTCCCTTGAAGGTTTCTGTTAATTTTGACAGACTCTTTTCCATAGCCTCTTCACTGGTATAATCCAGCAGTTCAGCCAGGCCGACCGGATAACCATCCTTTTCCAGGGATGCCGTTGCCTTTTTCTGCAGATCACTCTTTAAGAGCTTTGCCTGCAGATCTGCAATCTGCTCATCTTTCTTTTTCTGTTCCTCGGCAGCCTTTTCCTCCGGGCTTAACTTGGCCTGTCTCTTTGCTTCTTCTGCCTGAGCTTCCCAGTCCTGCTTTGCTTTTTCAATGGCTGCATCCATATCCGCCTGGCTGAAGGATTTCTCCTCCGTTTTACCTGCAGGCGGCTCTGTTCCTTTTTCAGCAGCCTTTTCTTCTGCTCCAGGTTCCTTTTTCTCCTGCTTGGCACCGAAAAGACCGTCAAGAAATTCCTTAAAAGCAGATGCTTTCTCCTGGTTTCCGGTTTCCGCACCTGCGGCCTGTCCCGCCGCTCCCGTAGATGTTCCTGCCGATGTAGTTGCTGCGGTTTCAGTTGTCTGAGTGCTGGTGGTCATTTCTCCATCCATTTTCATGTCCTCCTTGAATTTTTGTATAACAAAAACACCCTCTAACGCTGGTTAAAAGGTGTTTAAGCTCCATTTAAACGTAATTTTTTGTAATTTAATAGGCACCCATTCGGGTGCCTATCATGCTTTCTTTTTCTGCAGATCGCTGCAAAAATTCTCTTTATAGTTGTTTGTCCCCGGAGCTGATTGCCTTATAACCTCTCTCGGTATCCCGTCCGGATATGTATCACATTTTGCATAGCCATGATATCTGGTGCATGAGCTGCCAAATGCCTTTGGTGCTTCCCACCACCGTCTATCAGAATATGGTTTCTTTTCCATTACAGCTCCTCCATGTAGATTGTATGTCCATCAACTCTGGTAACAATAAATGATGCTCCACGCTCAAAAAGAATTTCCTTCTCTGTTGAGTTATACTTTCGTATATCTCGGCCATTCTTTGACTGAATTACATACTGTATTTGGAAACTATCATCATATACCTCGGTTGAAGATGATAAATACTCATTAAAGATTTTCAGTTCTCCCGGAACATAAGATTTAACAAACTCATCCACATCCGGAATTCCGAAATCTGAAAGCGACCGTTTTACCGTTCCCTCATACTTCGGCATCTTCTGAAGTGCGGAGTCCATTGCCTTTATGGACTGTTCTTCCTGCTTTGTCAGTTTTTCTCCCCTGCGGAGCTTGTCATTCCAAACGTAAGAAGAACTGCTTATGTAACTATTCATAGCATGTTGCTCCGCGTCTGTCAACGGTTCCACAGGTTCTTTTGCCTTTTCTTTTACATAGCGTTTTTTCCATTCTTCAAACTTTGGATTGTCCTTCAATGGGTTAGCGCCGTCCTTCAGCGCAAACATATCAATCCGCGGCTTTGCTCTGGTAGTACATTTACAGTTCGGGTGGATCGGCGGCAGATTGACTCCCGCCTCGGCTTCAGATAACTTAAATGCCTGACCATTCAAAGCCTGGCATATCTCACAGCCACCTCCCAGGAAAATGTATTCCTCAATTCCAAGTTCCTGATAGGACTGCATCTGGCCTTGATTAGAAAAGTAACTGCTTTCTGTTCTCACCAGGCGCTCCGCATTTTTACGCCCCCGGTGCATCACATCATCTATGGATTTTGCCATTTTCTGGACGCTGGCCCCGGACATGAAGCCCATGGTCAGTTCCCTTCTGGCAAGAGCCGCCAGCTTATCCGTATCCTCCCACAGCGCCTGGGAATAATTTTTCCCAGACCACGGAAACTCCAGAATGCGCTTCAGCATCTTCTCATCAACCTTCGCCACAGTAAAACCTACTCCCATGATGCTCTGAATATCATAGCAGCTACGGTAATAATTGGTTTTGAACATATCACTAAGAAGATCTGTCAGCTTTGTTTCCGTATCTCCGGCCAAGTTTATCATCTGCAGATAAATCTGTGAAAGAAGCTGCTCTTTTCTGCTGATCCTGGACTTGGCAGACAGCGTATTTAGCTCCAGCAGCGTCCTGGAATCCGTCTGGGCCTCAGCCACATACTTATCCATGCTCTTTCTCCAGCGGCTGTATTCCTCGCCGGACAGGAGCTTTTCCGCTTCCGCGTTATCCAGTTTGTTATCCTGGGCATACTTCTGGAACATGGCATTGATCTCATTTTCCAGTTGGTTGGCCGTCTCATCATAAAGATCCATGATATCCCTGGCATAGGTGTCGGTTTCCTTGGCATTTCTCAGAACCCTTTCCTTGGCCCGTTCAATCCATTCATTCCGTTCTTTCTGACTCATCTACGCCCTCCGCAGCCTTTCCGGCAGTCATGCCGTTCTGCTGGCTCTCAAATGCTTTGGCAAAATTCTCATAGGTGCCGAATTCGTCAACATCCTTGGTTTTTTCTTCCTCCAGCTTTTCCATCTCATCATGGACGTTTTCCACCCATGGCAGCATCTGCAGCCTTGACTCCGTGGAAAGCAGTCCGGAGAGCTGCGTTGCGATCTGTGTCAGTTCCAGATTGTTTTCCGGTTTGTTCCTGCGGAATTTCGGAGTGATGTCCTTATAATCATAATGGCCACCCTTAATATTCAGGATATTGGTAATCAGCTCGATCCGGCGCTGCAGCCCCTTTTTGAACTTCCGCTCTTTCATGGCACATAACTGTTCCAAGCCCCAGAGCTTATAAGCGATTGCTACTCCAGAAAGGTTCCCGCCAAACGACTCATCACACAAATGTGGAACATGGGACATGGTATGGATATCCTCCCGCAGCCGGTTCTTAAAATTCTCCATTGCGGTATCATCCACCTGCTTCAGCAGCCACTGGACATCTCCTCCATCATCCAGAATGATCGCACCCTTTTCCTTCATGTCCCGAACATCATCACTGCTCACATCTCCCAGCTTCAGGATCTTTAAAATAGCATCATCGTTGTACTGGAAGTAATTCGCCGTATTGCTCTGGGCCTTATTGTAGGCATCAATCTCCGTGATAACGCCCTCAAAATCTCCCCGGCGCTCCTCATTATTGATGTACTCCACAAAGGGGACATCCTGCCAGTAATGATCTTCAATCGCCTCCAGGTTCAAGTACCCGTTATTGAATGACCGGAACCGGAGAACCTGGTACGCATTCCAGAACTCCACCTTCAAGATCACATTCTTATCTTTATCGACAGACCGGACGCTCCTGATCGCCGCCATAGGCTGGGCATGGCCGCTGTCACTCTCATAAATCATAATCAGATCAGACGGTGCCACCTTTGCAAAACGGATCTGCGCGTCCTCATCAAGATATAGCATTTCAAAGCAGCTCCCACAGATGCTGCACTGTTTAGCCAGCTCCATGTTATGATCCTGCTCATCGTTATAATCAAAAATATCCTGCACCGTCTGCAGATAAGCATCATCCTGGGAGTTATAGACAACCGGCTGCCCAACAAAATAACTGGTTGCCGTATCCGTGATGTACTTCGCCATGTTATTAACCAGACGGTTGTTCGGTGCTGTACTGTCTTTCTTGGTCTCTGAAAGAATTCGGTGCTGCCCCACGTAGTAATCAGTCAACATCCCATATTTCAGATCCATCAGGTTTTCATCTATGATCTCCCGAATATCTTTTTCTGTCAGGCTTTCTGCAGAAGCCCTGTCCATATAAATAACCGGCATAATATACCGCCTCCTTTACAATCCAGCCGCTCTCCTGTCCATGATCCGGAACCGCTTGCTTTTCTTGGCGATTGTCCGGCAGCCTTCCAGGGCATCCGGGCCATCATCGTGAGCGCCCATCGGAAAGTGGAACATCTGTTCCAGGAGCCGTTTATGCTTTTTGTTGAATTTGATATAGTGGTTCTTTACATCTGGCTGCATGGTCTGAATTCTCATGGTCTTATCGCTGGTCTGCGGTACTTCCTCAATCGGGAGATACAGACCGGCCCTGGCGGATGCCTTGGCCAGTTCCTCTTTTAAAAACCACTGGAACTGTACAGTCTCGGCACCGAACTTTTTATAGCCCCGTCCAAAATCGCGCTTCAGCCAGCGTTCTTTCTCCAGGATATCCGTGATGATACGATCCGGGTGCCTCCGTTCAATATCCGCATCCAGTACATACATGTAACCAGTAACCTTGCTTTTCGCCAGTGTGATGATCGCAGAAAAGTCGCTTTTCTTGGTTTTTCCAAGGGAAGGATCGACAAAGCCAAAGAACTGAAAATCCTTGTCCTTGAAGTCCATTTCTGCTTCGTTGTAGTAGTCGAACCATTCCTCGTTGAAAACACAGTCTTCCGGGTTGATCGGTTCATTCTGTTCCTCAGAGTTAAAGGAGGCCTCACCCTCTGTCACCTTCATGACCATCAGGTCATAGTAAGAAAGCTTTTCCTCCCAGAGAACTTCTGTCCCGGCCAGCATCTTTTCCCGGTGTGCCTCAAAGAACTTTCGCGCATTTTCCTCATGGTCTTCATCAGACAGGTCAGTGAAGATATTTTCCCACTCCTGCCATAGGTCTGCCTCCGGCGAAAATGATATAACTGCCCGGTACTTAATCGCCTTGTATCCAGGGTTTTTAAGAGTATTTGCTAATAAGCTGTCATAATGGAGCAGGGTTCCGATGTAGACAATATCTGTATAATCATCACCGGCCTTAGAAACCGCTTTTTTAAACCAGCTATCCAACTTTGCTCTTTGCTCCGGTGTCCGGACATTTTCATCATTCTCAATATCATCCAGGATCAGCAGATCCGGTCTCCAGTTCCGGTGCTTCCTGCCTCGGATCTTCTTGCCGGAGCCAATCGCCTCCACCTTGATATTGGTGCTGGTCACCAGAACATTGCTCCTCCAGACTTTTCCGGTCAGATCTCCAAAATCTTCCCGGATCGCTTCGTTTTCTTCAAACTCCACACGGATGTTATCCAGGAAGCCCTCCGCCTGATCCGAACTATCTGAGATAATGATCGGATAATGCTTATACCCATATACAACGGCGTGGATCGTTCCTTTAAACGTCAGGCTGGTAGACTTGGCATGTCCACGAGGAGCTGCCACTACACGCTTGCAGCCATTCATCCGGCTGATCTGCTTGACCAGCCCCGATGTGCTTGGTGTAAGCCCCTTTAAGACTCCATCCTGCCAGATGGCATCCAGTTCCCGGTGAAATTCCGGAGACGGTCTGGAAAAATAATGCGGAAAGTAGGCCCTTCCGAAGAATTCCATATCAACAGCACCAGGGCGCTGCCGGATTCCGCCTTTTCCAGTCAGAGCTGCGCCCGCTTCATAATCTTTCCTGATCCGGACACGCTCTGGTGAATCATCCCTGTTTAAAAATGTTTTTAAAAGACCAGAAAGATCGTTTAAAGCATTCTCCTGTTCTTCGTAGTAACTTTTGCTTTCCGCTTCCGCCATCGCGCTGATCAGCGCCTTCAGACTTGCGTCTTTTCCTCTCCGCATGACCTTTCACCTCCGTCCCGCATCTTTCCCTGTTCAAATTCGCCCCATACGGCTCATTTTGCCTTTATGTGGTAATTTCCCCGACCACAGACCTTTAAACGGTTTTAAACGGCTTCCTAACGCTTTTAAAAGGGGAATAACAGGCAAAGAGAAAAGGAACCGGACAGAGGAAGCCAAAAGGCCGGGCTTCGCCACCCGACCAGCGTCCTTTTCTGCTCAGTTCCTTTTCTTTATGCCTGCGTCCCGAACACAGCCGGGACGAATCAACCGGTCATGTTTTAAGTCGCGTCTTGTAATAATGGCTGTGCCGCATCCTGTGAAGCATCGCTTCCAGCTTCCTGCAGTTCTCCGCCACCTTCCACTTCGATCCCAAGCTGCACCTGTCTGGCTTCGCCGCAGATCGTAATTTCAAAAGTTGCCTTCCGGCTTCTTTTATCCCACTTTAAAACTCTGTTTTCTAACTGTTTTAAAACTCCACTGATGACAGTGATACCACCGCTTCCGTCTTCCCTTACCAGAGTCGGTTCCAGCGGCTCTCCATTGCTGGAAAGAATTCTGATCCATTCAGCTTCCAGATAGGACAGTGTCGATGGTGCCTTACTGTCCCCCAGGAACCGGATCACTCCCGGAACCTCTTTTACCCGGTAATAGTTTCTGGCCGTGAAATCCATGTCCAGGAACACATATCCTGGGAACAGAATATATTCCTTTTTTGTCCATGCCCCACCAGACCGGATGGGACGGTTCTCAATGGGAACCTCGGCTCGGATTGCCTGGTTTTTCAGCCTCCTTGCAATTCCGCTTTCTTCTCCAGTTTTAACCTGAATCACATACCACACAGCCTATCCCTCCATTCCTTCGCTTTTTTTCTTATTGAGGTAAGCGCTGACCTGACGGTACAGTTCCGGATTATCCTTTGCCATGGTCTCAAATACCATGCTCTGAACAGCTTCCAGTCCCGCCTCATAGTTTTCTTTGTTCTGTACTTCGATCCGCTTCTTATATGCAGCAGCGCGGATCAAACCGTTGGTTTCCTTAATGAGCTTCTCGATAGGAACTTCTTTCATCTGTTCCTCATCTACATTGGTCAGGGCATTTAAAACGTGGTGACTTGCCAGCCGGATCAGGGCTTCCGAAGTATCCAGATCCGGATAACGGTTCATTTCATCCATCAGCATGGAGAAATTGCTCTGTGCCACGTTAATCATCTCTACCGTGGCCAGATACTTCCTTGCGTAGGTACAGATAGCCATCTGGCTCATCTCCTCACCATTCGCCTTCAGGAAAGCCACGATCTCTTTGTAAGTGCAGCCAGTAAGGAGCATCTGCTCCACGGTGTCTTTAAGCTCCGGCGGCAGTCTGTCCACCTTTCCTGTGCTGCGTCTTCTACGCTCCTGTTCCATCAGCCGTCCAGATCAACCATTTCATCCGTGATGCCGCCGCCAAGGAGCCGGATGCCCTTGCCGGTTACTTTTGCTTCCAGCGTCTGATATTCCACATCGGCCAGATTAGCCGGTTCCCTGCTTTCCATATCACGCAGATAGATATATCCCTCCTCATGGAGAAAATTCACGGAGTCGATGAACTCCTGACGCTCAATCCCCTCCGCTTTTAAACCTTTTTCAACACTTCTTAAAGCATTGTACTTTTCCCGGAGCAGGTTGATTGTCATGAGTACCCTGCCGTTATTCACCATAAAAGCTCCTGCCCGGAGTCTTCTCTTTTCCTGTTCTCTGTTCATTGTGAACCTCCATTTCTTGTCATTTCGATCATCATATTTAACATCTGTTCCACTTTCCGATCCACCTTATTGATCTCACGAATGAAATCATCCTTTGTCAGGTAATTCTGCCGGATCTCCTTAATCTCCTTCTGGCACCCATCAAAATCCTTACTGTGAGTCTCCTTGGGTGTATAATCCTCACGGATCTTATTGATGTCTTTTTTTAATTCGTCTGTGGTTTCCTTCAGATCTGCTTTTGTTACAGAATCCCGTTCTATTTTTTGAAGCTGCTGGACTGTGCAGTCCAACTGGTTCATGGTTCTTTTTAAAAAATACGAGATTACGCCAATACCCAACGTAATGGCGGTTGTTATGATCCATCCTTCATCCATCCAGTAATTCCTCCAATAAAAAAAGATACACTCATGTTTCTGACACAAGTGTACCTCTTAGGCCCGTGAACTGTCTTTTGAAGCACTTCACTAATTTACTTCACTTTTTAAAATGCTTCCGGATAATCATAGATGCTCATCTGACCCTCCATGTCATCATCCAAATTATCCAGTTTTCCGAACAGGATAAATCTCACCCAGCGCTCGGTAAGTCCATATTTCGCGGCAAGCTCTCTATAATTTCCTCCGTCAAATTCTTCCCGGATCTTCTGATCCCGTGCCGCCCGTTCCAGGCTCTCTGCCTTCGGAATATAGATTGTAGTGCCGCCAAAAGCCCGGACAAGACTTTTAAACCCGTCCAGGCCCACCAGTTCTACCATCTTTCTCTGATCTTCATCCAGGTTTTCTATCTTCACATGGTCTAACAATCCCATCGCTGGCCTCCTCCTTCCGTTCCAGGCTTTTTAAATACCCTTTTAAAACTTCAATCAGGGTATTTCCCTGGCTGAAGGTGAGCCATGCAAAGGGATTCTTCGCAATAGCGTCTACATGCAATTCTTTCTTAATGACCGCGCAC